CCAAAAACTTTACCTTCTACACCTTGATCCATTATCTGCTCTGCAACGCGCTCGGCAACCGTGCCTAAAGCACCAATCTCAAATGGCTTAGGTACACGGAACGCTGCATCCATGCCTGGCAGTTTGAACCACCAGAAGTTATCCCTGTCCCATTGTTCGCGTTTCTTAAACTCTTCATCATCTTTGAATGCCATGTACAGCATCAAAGAAGCTAGAGCTACAGCACCCATAACAATACTGAATTGTTCTGCGCGTTTTTTGTCTGACTTGGTAGATTCGTCAGGCTTGCCAGTAATAGTGTTGTATATAACCCTGCTAGTAGGAATGATGCCGTCCCTGCCAAGCTTGTACAGCCCTTGCACACGGGCGTTTAAGAATGGCACTACTTGAGTGACCAAACGGAACGCAGGCCACGCGCCTTGCATAGAGAAATCTAGCATATCCCTGGCATAAAAGGACGCTTCCAAATGAGTGTAATTTTTACCTGTTTCTGGATTAACTGTTTCTTTAAGTTGGTTGTACAGAGCCATGCGGTTAGCAGCTTCTGACTTGTTACCGTATTCCTGATACTTGTTCCAAGCTTTTAGTAAACCAGCTTTTATTTTCTTTTCGCTGTCTAAAATAGTATCTCCGCGCACACCGCTGTCTAATAACCTTTTAATTAATTTAGCCTGGTCACCTTCGTAAGCAGATCCAAAATTAAAGATAGCTCCGCCAGCAAGAGCGGATATATGCGCAGGATTATTTTTATCAGTAGAAGCCCAGTTGTCAATTACATTCGCAAATGGATTTCTCTTTAAATCTGTAACCGCCATAGCGGATATAGAATCACGGAATAAGTTACGAATTTTAAATGCCGGAGACAGCGTTACACCAAATTGCAGCATGTTTTTAAAGTTACGAGCAACATCCAAGAACTTAGACTTAGGCCCCATGTAGCCAATAGACATGATGGACTCAAGCAACAATGGTTCTTTAACGTCAAAGTATGCTGGGGTACCATTGATCATTGTTTTGATAGTGCCCTTGCCGCTAGTGGTGTACTCAGGCTTTAATTTGCCGTCACCTACCAACTGACCTGTCTTTGCGCTATACACCTTCCCATCACGCCAATCCAACCCAACTTTTAAGTTAGGAAATGCTGCATCTAAATCTAGCGCCGCACGGATGGTGGCATTAGCAGCTTCGTTCTTCATGGACGCAGACAGGATATGACTCCAGTTGCGCAAAGTGTTCTCCATTAGATCGCCGAAAGGCTTCTCTCCACCCTTTAGCGCTTTAGAAAAGTATTGGTTAACCAACCCCGACTTAGTTGCTGCCGCCTGAACGTCGCCATTCTCATCCATCACCTTGTAGAACGGAATGTAGTTGATATCGCGGGCGTAAACTTTATACGCAGTTCTATCAATAATTCCTTGCTTGTAAGCAACACCAAGAACAGAACGGTTTAATTTGTTCATATCCTTTTGTACTTGTCGGTAAACATCAAGCCTAGATTTATCTCCAATCTTTCCTTGCGCTAATTCATTGCGGCGGCGAACAATATCTTTACTTACAGATGGTGCTTTGCCTTGTGCAACCAGTTGTGCATCACGGTTTAGAGCAACCCATATCTGATAGCGATCTACTTCCTGCCCAACAGGTTCTAGTGCCTTGAATAATCCTTTAGTATCCTTGGCAATATCAAGAGCGCCGTCAGTCAGCTTAACTTCTCCATTAAATAGAATGCCTTCTAGCGCACCGTCCACAGTCTTGGACATGCGAGCTTTCATGTACGCATCTTCAGATATATCTTTGATGGAACGGTACTGGTCTGCTATGCCCTGCGCAAGTTTTTTCCAGAAGTCATTCTGCATACCCTCAATCTTGTCGATGATCGTATTCTTTTCTGGGGCGAAGATTGGCTTAAGTGCATCGTAGTATTCGTCTGACACGCCGTCGAACTGGCTCTTAGGCAAGGTGCGCTTCTGCAAAGCTTTCTGCGCTATATCTTTGGCTTTGCCAGCAATGCTTTCATACGTAGTTGCAGTTCCAAGCATAGTCTGACTCTTAAATTTACCGTCACCTTTTATTAGGCTATCCAAAGCTTTAATAATTGGCGCATTAGAAGTAAAGCCAAACGCATCTTTTATGTATTGCACAAACTCACTTAACCAATTACGCAAGCTATTGATCACACCTTGCTTTGCCTCAAAACGCTTAGACATAATGTCAGTAGCATTTACTGCCCAGAACTCTGAAGCATTTGCGTACTGATAATATTGAGATGGAACTTTGCCATCCGAAATCATTTGCAAAGCTGATCTAAATTGTGTTTCTGATTGAGCGCCACCACCAAAGTGATAGTTGTTAAGGGTATTGAAAAAACTTTTTACGTTTTCATTGGTACTTTTTGAAGCTTCTTTGTTTGCTTTTATAAAGTTCTTTATCCACAGCTTACGTATTTCATCTTGGACATTTTCAGGCATCATGCGTTCCATGTGATGCAGTATTTCATGCACCGCAGTTTTTTCTGACGCCCGCCCTTTAAACAAAGTAAACATCCTACCAAAAGGATTGTATCCTCCTGATGCCTCATTTCCTTCTTTAGCCGTTTGAACTGCTATAGCTAAATCTTCTACTAACGCAGGGTTTTGTTTAATTAGCCATTCAGCAAAATCAAGCGCCCTTTCATCTAATACACCTTCATCAACAGCTTCTAAGAGTTTGCGACGAATCCATGTTGCTCCACGACGGCGTGGCTTAATATTTTCTTCAGTTTTAGTTCTGTCATATATGCGACCAATAGCTGACATTGCATATTCGGCAGTCATTTTATCGTTCGTGTTGTATGTTTTAATTAATTTTGCAGCCTCACGACGGAACGATGGTGTTTTTTCTACGCCACGTTGCGGTTCAATGCTCAAATATTTATCTGGATAATATTCGTCTTTATCCTTTACTTGTTCTTCGGGTGGTGCTGGTAAAGGTTCCTGAATTCCTACAAACCCTTCTTGTGGAGCGAGCTGCTCTATTTCTGCGCGACGCTCCTCAATTGGAATTTCTCCTACTGCTTCCTGCACTATTTCTGGTGATTTTAATTCTTGAATTCGCGTATCAAGATTGGAAAGATCTTGACTTAACTTATCAATCTGATCTTGCGTTTCAAACGGCAGTATTTTGTTTCGAGGATCTTGGGCTTCTTCTGTCCGCAATAAGTCTTTTATAAATTCTTCTGCCACTTGCGCATCAAACATAGGAGATGTATGTCTATTCTCCTCTGGAAGCCATCTGTCTAAAATTCCGTCTGAAACTAAATCAGCAATTAAATAAGATGCCTTGCCTTCTTTAGCGGCTAAGTATTTAACTGTTTTCTCAGGACTGATATCAATAACTTCACCAGGATAAAGCTTACCCCTAAGTGCAGTTTTCAAATCGTCAGCCCTATCTGTTACTGGGCCGCGCAAGGAACGGATCTGTTTGTCTAGACCGTTTGCTTCTTTAATTAACTCCTTAACTTCCGCTTGCGCTTCTGTTGTTGGAATTTTTTCAAGCTTTAAGGTGGCGCGACGAAAATCTGCTAAAGCTTGGTTTATAAACTCAGTAGTCTCGTCCTCTGCAATAATGCCAGATTCCATTTGATTTCTAAGCTCAACAAGCTCTGGACGAACAGGTTCGCGGCTGCGGCGTATGCCATCCATGATCATGTCCATCTTGATGCCTTGAAGCTCTTGAATCCTTGCTTGCACTTCTGGTGACTTTGGTTGTTGCTTGAGGTACTCAACTTCTTGGGTTGCCTCACCATACGTCAAAGCAGGACGCTCCACCTCTTCCGCCGTAGGTTCCTCAAAATCACCCCTACGCTCTACAGGTTGCGGTTCGTATTTTTTTTGAAACTGCTCTTCTTCGTACTTTGCTAAATCCTCTCTTGTCATAGCGACAGAGCCATCTGGCAAACCGACGGGAACAAATGCGCCTTTACCCTCTAACAATAACGGAATTTGTTTTTCTTCAACTGGCTTTAACTGTTCTTCAGTGGTCTGTTTTTCAGGTGGAATAGTTTCTGATTGAGCGCGACGGGATAGTCCAGCAGCAGTGCCGAGGCCAAGACCACCAACAGCAGCCATACCCATAGTCTCACCCAAACCCTCTGTCAGGCTTTGCTCTGGCTTGATCTGCTTCATAGCCAAGTTTTGGGCTACCTTGCCGCCGCCCTCTTCAATCATCTCGCTGACCGTCTCGCCAGCGCCGCCTTTGACAGCGCCTATTAAACGACTGCCCTTGCCTGGCACTTTAGCCATAGCTTCTTCAATTGCGCGACCTCCGGGCAATCTTTGGGCTAAAGCAGATATGACAGTAGCGGCAGCACCAGTAGCGCGGGCGTATCCTAATGCTTTACCAGCAGCCTCTTCATCTGGCACACCTTTAGATATCATCTCTTTGTACAACTGTTCGTATGCTCCAGCACCTATATCCGCGCCCTGTTGCGTAGCACCTGTGCCTACCGCACCAGCTGTAGCCGCCTTCGCTCCAGCACCTGCAAGACGCAGGCCACGAGCGACCGCAAGACCGGGGATCAGGTTGGGAGCTTGTTCTGCAATAAAGTTTGATAGAAGAGCGGGATCTTTAATAGTCTCCATGAATGCTGTAACACCAGCAGATACTTGACCTTCTTTGCTGGCTTCAGCAATCTTTGCCGTGCGCTCTAGCTCCCTGCGCTTTAACTCCTCTGACTTCATAGACTCGCCGTACTCGCGCATCTCGCGCCCGACTTTAGTCAATCCAGTATCAGAGAAGTCGCCTGTAGCTAGACCGTAGATTTGACCAGGTAATTGTGTAAGAGCGCCAGCGCCAGACACTAGACCAGCGCCTATGTCTTTGGCAGTCTCGCCCATGGTGCGCTCACGTTTGGCTTGCTTACTTACGGCATCAAACTGGTCAAACGGATTGCCAGCCTTTTCTGCAACGTCAAACTGGTCAAATGCGTTTGCCATATATTATTTCCCTAAAATACGCGCAGCTGCGCCAGCTCCATATTTAGCATCAAATTCAGCAGCCAAATTTGGATTGGCTTTGAGATACGAAACAGCAGCTGGCGGTGGCGTAAATGGATTAGAGACTGTATTTGTCCCAGACATGCCACTCCTCATAGGATCTGATTGCATTAACTCAATTGCTAGTTTTCTTTTTTCTTCCAATGGTTTCATGCCAAATGTTGGATCAGACGCAGCTAAACTTTTAAATGCCTCTTCGTATGACATGATGTTCTGTGGTTTGCCAGCGCCACGCACACGCTCAACATCACCCATAAATTTATTAGCAGCTTCTGGGCCTTCTTTAGCAAGAATATTGTGGTATCTGTTGAGTAATCTCTCTGTCTCACCTGGTTTGCCAGCGGTAGCCGCATGAATTTGCGCAACTTTAAGTTGGTATTCACCAGACATTTTTGCAACTTCAAGAGATTTCATAGCATTTACATTATTAATATGCTCCGCGCTAAATAAGTCTGATGATTTTTCCGCCGCTTTGTTAAACTGATCAGTCTGCCGCATTTGCAAATCTTCAAGCCTTGTGGCTTTAGCATCCACTGTTTGTTTAGCTTTGCCTGACATATCACGTTTAACACGATCTTCCGCCATCATTAATTCACGCTGGGTTTTCTTAATGTCTCTTTCGGTATCACGTATCTCTTTAAGAGAAGATCCATACTCAGACAATGCTTGCTGGGATGTTCTGCTAAACGTCTCAAATTCACGGCCCTTGCGAGCGCCCATTAATCCAAGTCCAGCGCGAAGTATAGCCATGCCTTTAGCTTCTTCTCTTTGCTTGGCAAGATCTTCTTTGCGAGCGCCCTCTTCTTCACGCATGCGCCTATACATATCCGTGTCCACACCAGCTTCACGTTCTGCCTCACGTATGTTGGCTATCTCAGTTTTAATATTTGTAGGTTGTTGTTGCGCGTATTCACGGAACTTAAAACCACCAGGTAGTGTTAATCCATCTTGCGTTGGCATACCCGCTAGAGCTGCATCTGCTGCACGACTAGCGCGAACCATATCTTCTGGAGTTCCGCCATCCGCAAACGCAACTATCCCGCCGCCCGCCATATTCTGAATATTAGAATTTAATGATGCCACTCCATGACTTTGCGGCAACATACCCATAAGACCACCATCAGCAGCCATTTGAGGAGGCATCTGCTGTTGCGGCATTTGCTCTGGGGGCATTTGCTCTGGCGGCATCTGACCTTGCGCTGATGTAGGTGCTGGCCCCAATACATCCTGAGCTACAGTAGTCTGCGGTGCCTCCATAGCAGTCTTGGCTATGCGGTCAATCATCATCCCAGCAAGCACCGCTTTCTGCGGTTCAATCTGCCCAGTCTGCGCTAAGTTTGCTAACTGCTGTTTGCTGTACTTAGTGGCAAGCGCACGGATTGCATTTATTTCACCAAACATGATTACCCCTTGCTCAGGTTGTATATGCCAAGATCAGCAAGACCGCCGCCAGCAAACAGTTTACTTAAACCATAAGCAGACATCAAACCACCGCCAAGCTGGGCTTGCAAAGACGGCGGCGCTTGGTAAACAGATTGTGTGGTTTGTTGTGGTACGCCTTTTATCATCTCAGTAGCATACGCAAGCTGTTGGTACGGGTACTGTTTCTGACGCAGGAAGTCTTCGTAATCTTGTGTAAGTTTTTGTTGGTTCAATGCCTGACGCTGCGCACCCGTAGCTTGCAATGCATTGATAATATCTTTCTGTTGACCAAATTGTTGTTGACCAAGAGATCCAAGCATTTGCGCCGCTTGCAACTGTTGCTGCAATCCTTGAAGACCTAAGTTAGCACCGTACTGGCGGGATGCTTCTGTCGCCTGCTGTGCGGCTAACGCACGTTGCTGCTCATTACCGTACAAATTCTGAGCTTGCTCGAACGCAGCTTGCGATCCTCTAGCCTGTATATCACCTATCTGCTGACCTAGATTGCGCTGTGCTTCTGCTTGCAAAATAGCCTGACGCGATCCACCAAACGCGCCTTGGCCTACAGCCCTAGCGTTCTGCATTTGATTTGATATGTCAGCCTGTCTACGTGCCTCACGCGCTTGAATGTCCACAACATTCTGGTAGTAAGGAGACATGTAAGATTGTGCAACATTAGGCTGGGTAAATGATCCAGTCTGAAACTGTGATGGGGTGTATTTAATATCACCCGCCCGCATGCCCGCAGCACCAGCAAACTGCGTAGCTGCACCCAACTGTTGTGATGGGCCAAGGTTAGCTACCGCCTGTTGCGCAGTAAGTTGGAAAGGATCAAGACCTTGAATCCTCTCTCCTTTATATGGAATATATCCAGCATTAGACGCAGATATGGCATTTTTAGCAAGGTTAATAACATCAGTCTGCAACTCTTTAGGGTAAGAAAGATTTGTTACAGTTTGAGAATCTGGTGTTGGTGACTGTCCGCTCATGATTGACCTTGCAAAATTTTTGTGTAAGATTTGTCAGTATTTTTATACCCAAGATATTCAAAAATCCTTGAATTATCTAAATGAACTTTTGTATGGTAAATAATTCTATGCACACCTATTTCTTTCATTACTTCTTCTGCATACTTAAACATTTTTATTCCGGTACGACCTTTACGATACTCAGGCTTTAAATAATAAATGTCTTCAAACGCAGTAATACATGTGCTGTAATGCAAGTGTGGTTGTATAATAAATACAATGTAACCAATTAAATCATCGCCATCCATACAGTTAATACAAACTAACCATCCTAAGTTAGCCATATCAAAATATCGTTTGTAGTCTGGAGACAAAGGAAAATCTTTTGTTACACAAACCTCTTCATAATGCGCAGGAAATATAGCTTCCATTTCCTTTAAAAAATCAAAAGGATTTACCGCTTTGTATGTGATCTCACTCATGCTGGTAACAATCTATCTGCGCCGCTTTTTACGGCAACCTTATTTTTGCCAACAGTTTTGCTGCGTGCGCGTTGTATTCTTTCCATCATTGCATAGAGCTTTCTTGCTCCGGCATCTGTGCTTCCATTCCCAAGCTCTGAAACAATTCTCGCAGGTATAACAAACTCTCCATCTGCAAGACGAGCAGGCTGACGATCGCCAATAGTAGCTGGAATAGAATCACTAACACCATCACCAGGGCCTCTGAGTAACCGACCCCCATCAGAATAACCACCCAAGTTATAACTGGTCATGCCACCAGATGCCATTGGTTTGCTCCGGCTTTGCAACATAGAAAGATATGCCTGTTCTTCTGAAGATAATCCTGGAGAGTAAGCTTGTCCAGTAGGGTCAAAAGAAGTAACAGGATTATAAGCTTGCGGCGTTGCAACTGATTGCAAAGATACTATGCCAGGCGTGACATTAGCAAACGGAGACGCCATAGCTTGAGCTTGATTTAAATTAAAATTCAACCCCTGCTGTAGCTCGGGCATTTTGTCTGACATTTGTTTATACAATCCGGTCAGACCAAGTTGTTTATTAATGTCTTGGTATGGCAGCGATCCAGCAATTGAAAACTGTGGGCCAGTAAGTGGCTTATAAGGAGAATTTGTAGCAGGCTGGGCAGCATAATTTTTAGTATATGCGTCCATCTCTTCTCTTGTCATTGTGCCGGGCGTATATCCTGTACCAGTAGTAGTTGCGGTTCCTTTAGTACCAGTAGTTACATTCCCTGTAGTACCACCAGTAGTGGTTACATTCCCTGTAGTACCACCAGTAGTGGTTACATTCCCTGTAGTACCAGTGGTTGCATCTCTTGTAATAACATTATCTGTAATAACATTCCCTGTAATACCACCAGTAGTTACATTTCCTGTGGAAGGGCCTGTAAGCACATCAGGTTTTGGTGATACCGGAGGATTCTGCCGTATCCCTGGAGTAAGATCGGTGGTGTTATCTACTGTGTATGTAATAGGCGGAACTAGTCCGGTACCACCACCTGTAGGCGTAACAACAACTTCCTTTTCATTTCCATCAGTAATAACATTATCAGTAGTAACATTTCCTGTAGCATCAGTTTTTATTACTTTGCCATTTCTATCTTTTAATATTTCTTTTCCATTTTCATCATACTCTATGGCGTTACCGTATTTATCATATTCAGTTTGGTAAAGCTTTCTTTCATATTCAGGCGAACCTTCTAGCTCTTTTATAAGATCGTTTTTGTTAATCTTTTTTGCTATGTAAGAATCTGCCTCTGATTTTGTTGGCCTGCGCCCAAGAACATCAACAAATACCGAAGAAATATCAACTCTATTAGCAGCAGGAAGCACAGGTGTATTTTGCTTATCTACTATTGCTTTGTTAATGTTGTTCAAATTATCAACATACATTTTCTCTGATGTAAGCGCGTTACGAACAGCGGCAAAACTTCCTAACTTTTTAGATTTATAATTGGCAAGCTCACCCGTGGTCATCTCACGACCCCAGTAATATTTAGCCTGCTCTTGTAGTTCTTTATCAGTAAACTGTTTAGCAAGAGTTAAATCTGGTAACTTGTTTACTGAATCAGCAAGTTGTTGTACAGACAGCTTATCGCCAACATAGTCTGTTAACTCGGAGCTAGTTGGTTTTCTGCCAGCCACTTCCTCAAATACACGGGTTACATCATCTGGCTCAATAACCTTACTTGTAGTATCCCAGCCTTTTGTTGCGGTTACGCTGTTGTATGCAATAGGTACGTACTTGGGCAAAATCTTCTCTGGCCCAAACGTACCTGTTATTGGGTCAAGAACATCTTTAGGTGTATTTAATTGGGATCTTAAATTTGCAAGTTGTTTTTGTTGCGCATCAGAATATTTTGACTGGTAAATAGAAGCATTCGGTTGAGCAGGATTTGCTTCAATTGCATTAATCTGAGCTTGGATATCTTCTCTGTTACCGCCGGCAGCAGTTTGTAAACTTCTTGAGGCAATACCAGTGCTTCCCCTTGCGGTAGATGTATTAAACTCTTGCAAGGCTTTCTGTTGCGCATCAGCCGCTAAATTTACTTCCGATGTCTGTTTATCTAAAGCAGATTTAGCAACACCAGTAAGACCAGCATACTTATCTGCGGCAGGAGTAAAGTTACCTTTAGCATCCATCAAACCAGCACTAACTAATGCCGCTTTTAATTTGGTAACATCCTCAGATTGACGGGTGTTTTCTGCTTTCCAACCAGATGTTAAATTAGTTAAAGTGCCAGTGATATCTTGACCTTTAGCATCTTTACCTGTGTACGCAGAAAGAGCTTTAAGCGCAGGAGCAACTTTATCTGCGTATAAAGTTGATTCTTGTTTTTGAGAATCTTCTTTAGCCAAATTATTTGCGTAGTCTTTAGCAAAATCTGTACCCTTAAGGGTTGTGCTATTAACGTAGCTGTTTAACAAAGTATTAACAGCATTAAACTCATTTGTTTGATTCGTCTTTTGCTGTGCGGCTTTAGATGGATCATCGAAATTAATATCTGTCTTAGGTATTTTTCCGTAAACAGTATTAACAATATCCGTTAAGTTTTTGCGCTGCTCCTCAACAACCCCACGCAAAGAATCTACAATTGCACCGTATCCTGCTTTTGGCTGACCAGTCTTTGGATCAATATAAGACTTTAATAAATTTTCTGAATTTACTAACTCAGCTTTTTCTTTATTTAAAACTGGGGTGTATGTAGAAATAACATTGGCAGCAGTAAATCCATCTTTAGGAGTTACTATTTTAGACAAGTCATAAGGTTTAATGTTCGTTTTTAACCAGTTGTCATAAGCTTTGTCTTGTGGAGTTCCGCCAGAAGCTAAGGCAACCACGCCGCCACTAGCCATGCCGCGCTCGGAACCATTATATGTATTAGTTCCAGCATCTGTGGCTGGATAAACTACGTTCTGCGAAATAGGCCCTTGAGAAGGCATAGAATAATTAGGCGTTTTCTGGAACGCCATAGGATACCTAGTGTTGTCTGACATAGCGTTCTGCTGTGACATCTGCTCTACTGGCAGACTCATCAAGCCGCCATCTGCTGCAAAGTATGTGCGCTCGCTTGTGCTGCCCGGCACTTGGGAAGACGGGCTGTAATTACGGGTATTCCAATCGTAATCGCGAATATCGTATTGCGTTTCTTTAGGCTTTCTAGGGTCATCTCTAGACGCGCCAAGTACACCAACACCACCAGCAATTAAGTAATTTTTATTCTGCTTATAAAATTCTTCGCGAGCTTTCTCTGCCTCTGGGCCTGATCCAGTCAATAAATCATACGCTTTGCCTGGAATGCTCTTGAACCTGTCAAAAGCTGTAGCAGATTGAACGGATTGGGCTGGCGCAGCAACAGTTTGTGGAGTAGTAGAAACCACAGGGGCGCTTGTAGCAGTTGGCATGAACGCATTACCAGCATTAGCTGCATTCATCGGTAATTGCGAAACTGTTTGTGGAGTAATTCCAGTAGCTGATTGCAAACCAACAGGCATAGCACTAGCCGCACCAGTAGCCGCTCCCGCTGCACCAGCCATACCTCCAGCGGCAGGAGCCATAGCGCCCATGCCACCCACTACACCTGGCATAGCACCAGCAGATACCATAGGAGCCATACCAGCAGCCCCAGCCGCCGCAGGAGCGGCAGCAGCAGCACCACCAAGCAATCCAGCACCTAAACCTGCACCGCCATAAGCACCCAAGCCCATCATCAAGCCCTTGCCTAGACTGCCTGTAGCAATTGTTCCTGCACCACCTACCATCAACGCCGCCATAGGGGCGCCTACGCCCGTAGCCGCTAACGCAGCACCTGCTATCATAGGAAGGATGCCAGACAGGAAGCCCGCTTCTGGTAAGCCAGTCTCAGGATTGATAGTCAGAGATCCACCGTGCGCCATAGCCAATGACTGCAAGCCACTGACCTCATCAGGCGTCATGTGTACAAGTACCTTATCCTCACCGCGACCGGCAGTTTGAAGATGGTTTGCTAGTGTGTGCAGACTCATGTTAAGACACCTTTATCTTTAATACATTAGTGGCAGTATCATAATAAACATCGCCAATTCGTAATTTCCCAGCTGCCTCTTCTACGCTTGTGGCAAAACTAACAACAGTATTCCCAGTTAATGGATCAAAAGCGCTGAAGTTTAATGCCGCTATAACTGTGTTTCCTGTTTTCTGCGCAGATCCAGCACTTGCCCCAGGATTATCAAGTTGCGCAAAATATAAGCGCAAAATGTTATTTAATTGATCCTGATAAGTTTGGCTATATTCTAACGGAGCTACTGGAAAAGCGGGGGATTTTGTGGTACCAGTAGACATGGTTACCTCCTCCCGTCAGGTTTGATATCCATTCTAGGAACGCCTAATTGCCACTGTGTTCCTAGCGTATCTGAGCTAATCTTAAATGCCATTTGGCGACCGCGTATTCTTGTATACACAATCTGCGTAAACTCCTGCACATTGTAATTTTGCACAACGGCGTAAGACTGCGTAGATGCTACTGTCGGGGTATCTGATAATCCGTAAGGCGCACCAGGGTTTTGGCGCGGCCTGATCGTAAACACCGCAGATGGTTTTGCAGGAGCCGGATTATTTGAGCCATCAAATGTAATGTCAGGAATAATGCGCCACACAAAGCCGTAGTTGTGGCCATCCCCAATGTCAAAGTCAGATGATTGGATGTATGAATTAATTGGCAATTCTACGCCCGTAACCTCTACATCGTTATTACCGTCTTCGTGGTAAACAATCGTATGCTGGTATGTTGCGCCCATAGGAAATTCGCGCAACGGGCTATCTAACCAAGCGCTACGGTTTAGTGTGCCGTAATACCATACTTTGTCTAAGTAATTAAAAATAACGTAGCGGTCTACAGTTGTAGAGTTGGCTGAACAATAGAACCACCAAATCTCACTGTAACCTTCATTACTTCCGCTAAAGACTTGATAGTTCTGCTGTAAGTTAATATCCCCAAAAACATACTGACGCAGTGCGCACGGTAGCGTTTCTACGCGACCTGTATATACGTAGAACTTGTCTAGACCCATCCAGTAAACAATATTATTAGCAGCGGCAACAGCGTTCGGGCCGATAATAGATATGTTGTTAGACAGGATGTTAAAGCCCCATGTATACGGCGGGCCAAGATACTGCATGGAATATACGGCAGCATCCGTTAACACCAGAATCTCTTGGCGTGTTTGTACAGCGGAAACAATACTAGAGCCTGAAGACAGTCTATAACTGCCCGCTTGATTAGTCACGGAAGGCGACCAAATAGAATAACTTTCTTGGTCAGACCAACGAATTAATAATGGGTCTTGTATTTGACTGCCGTAATCATTACAACCAAATGCAATAACAATACGCGATGAATCCGATACCAATACCTGAGATGAAATAACTGGACAGTCCGCATCTGATTGATATACGCCAGAACTTGAGGGTGATAAAAGTACAGCGGGATTTCCAAACGTCAAAACACCCGCGCCTGTGTATGCTGGTATGTATAAATACAATGCGCCGTTGCGCGGATTAATTAGTAAATACTCACCAAAACTTGCCTGCGACCACAGCCTTAACTGGGTTCCTGTTGAGTTTGTTACAGATTGACCCCAACCAGTATAAGAGCTTGCGTTGTAAACAATTGTATTTGCTGTGTGGCTAGTGGCTATTGTGCCGTTAGCTCCGCGAGTAGCGCCAGTAAATACAACAGATGTATTGCCAGTGTATCTGGCAAGTTCCTGATCCATCAGAACTGTGCCGTTACCGCTATTAAATCCAATGGTAGATACAACTGCTATGTTTGTATTGCTAGAATTTATAGAAAGAGATAGCGTAGTTTGTTGTGCGCCAGCAACTACACCACCCCATAGTCCAGTTCCCCAACCAGTTAAGTAACCAAATGTATCAAGGCCAACATTAATTTGGTAAGCAGCTGTTACTGTGCCGCCGCCAGTTGTAGATGCGTTTGCTGTACCAGATGCAGTAATAAAGTATGAGTTACCGTCTCTATATGTTATCTGGTACTCGCCGTTTAAATTTAAATCAGCAACAGTGGTTACGTTAGAAAAGGTTACAAAGTCATTAGTAATACCGCCATAGCTCGCATCAGTAACCAATACTGTGCTTGACCCATTACTTGTAGTAAAAGGGTTAGTCAGCGTATCTGTGGCGCGGATTGGGGTAATGTTGTTATAAGCACCGCCACTCTCAACGTAATACTTTAAATTAGTGCCAACACCGAGAAGGTTGTACCCGCGCAGCGTTACCCAATTAAAAAGCGAACGAGCTACGCCCTGATACGTTGAGGAAGATATAGGATTCCAGCCGCCAATCTTTTGCGGATAGCCAGAGCGAAAGCGAATTTTGTCACACTCAAACCAACCGCCTTCATTAGCAAGTGTTGTGCCTTCGCGGTTAATTCCAGGGCGTAACTGTAAGTTTTGTAATGGCATTTTTGTTAACCCAAATACAAAGCACGTTCATCTTTGCGACGGTTCTCAAGACCTTTTAGGACTTTACCGCCAGCTTTCGTGTACTTCAAAAATTCGTCGGCAGCACCAGCATGGTCGCCCCGATTATGTTTTTGCCGCAATGTGCTGCGTTGCAACGTACCCAGCCCTAAGTTAAAGCTAAAACTGACCAGACTGTCCAGCCAGTTTTGATTAGACCCAGCGTTAGGACAATATTTAAGAACTCCTGATTCAAACCTCGCAAGGTCTTTTGCAAGTATGACATCTACTTCTTCCATAGTAAATACGCGATTCCAGCCTTCTGGGCAAGGCAAACTTAGCCTTTCTTCAAACGGCACTCTTGCATGATTCGCTTCGATTACATGTCCCACGCCGATCGTCCAAAGTCGAGCAGGGCACCGGTAAGGTTTATTCCTTACCCCCTCATGATGCTTAATCATGTCTAATGCTTTTTTGCTAATCATTATTTTGTTTAGCTTCTAGTTCGCGTAGATCGTTAGCTACGTCAGAAACCCCATGCCAATCCTGTAATGCAATCATGACCTGCATATAGTCTAGGAGTATTTCTTTCTGCGTATCAAAGTCAGAATAGTCTTTTATCATTTGCCAAACGCCCTACCGCCAAAATGAAAACTGATGATTGCAGCAAACAGCGCCTGAGTCTCGTCATCCCATAATTGTTCAGCTAACTGAACAAATTCCACGCCACGGTTCCAACCGTACAAGAACAAGCCAATTTCTACTAGCATTAACAAACCAAAGAAACCATACGTAATTGTTGGGCGTACACCCGTTCTATAGTTAACCATCCACTGACTAGCGCCCTGACCGATTGCGATATCATGGGCATAGATTGCATTCATCTCCGCTTTTTGTGCGTCGATTAGCGAGACTTTCTCCGCAGATTGTGCCTGGGTCTTAATCTCGTCTAGCTTAATTTCTTCTATATGTTGCTGGGCTACGTACCCCGCTTGGAGCAGTTGTAACTCCCGTTCAGTTTGCATTTGCGCTAACTGAATTTCATGTTTCTTATCTGCACGATCTTGGAAAGCGTCTAATAGTTTAGGCAAACCACCCATCAGGAACGATAGAAACGTTGAAAGTAGTGTAAGCATTAATTGTTTTCCTTTACTGAACTGGGAACACTGTAGTTGGAACACTAAAATTAGTTGTATACCGCGCAATCCCGTTGGTTATACGAACTTCTTCTATAAACCCAGTAAATGCGTTTGATGCAGCAACGTCTGAACCAATAGTTACGTTGCCGCTAGTTAGCGTATTGCCGTAAGAAAAAGTATTAAACAACGTGCCATTTAAAAACACATAGTTAGTTGCTCCAGCCCTAGTAACAGCGAGGTGCGTCCACGTATTTCCATTTAACGATGCAACAGCATTTCCCCTAAGCGGGCCACCATAAACAACTACGTTATTTCCTGTTTGGTAAACACCATAACCAGTGCTAGCCCCCAACGCTGTCCTTGTATCTATTAAACACTTTAAAGATGCTGAACTGTTAGATGAATACACCCACATTTCTAATGTGCAATTTGCATTATTAATCGCGTTAACAACCGTTACCGGCGTTGTTGGCACGTAGTCTCCAGATCCATCAAACGCTATTGACGTAGGACTAAACTTCGCTTGCGCTGTGCTGACACTAGCATTACCAACAGTAAGCAAAGTGTTTTTAGTGGATGCGTCGTATATACCAGCGTTGGTAAAACCCAAATATACATTAGAGCCATTGGATGTCGACGGCGACGTTGGAAGCGTAACTGACGTAACCCCCGAACCGACAACTACTTTAGCCGTTGTTATGTACCCAGTAAAATCATCAAGAGTTGTATTGGTTCCTCTAACCCCTATAACCGGTCTATTAGTGCCATTTACATACGTTGCCGTATCCGCTACAGCAGTTCCTTGCAATACCCCATTAATAAATAACCGAGAATTTCCAGATACCCTAGAAGCAACAATATGAGTCCACGCATTAAGTGGTGCGGCATTGCTACTAGTCGTAACCACATTAACAGAATTTTGAAATGCTATTACTGACCCTGACTGACGCTGTAAATTAAAACCAACAGCGCCTGCTGTTGACCTAAAGTCATAAATTTTTTGTATTGACGCATCAGCAGTAGGGTATATCCAACACTCAACAGTAAAATCCCCAGTTCCAAAATTTAAAGTTGGGGCTGTAGCTCCGACAGTTAAAAAATCACCCGTACCATTAAAATACCCACTACCGCCAATATTGCTAGTGCTGTATGCAACATTAGCCGCAAATGGAGAGAAGGCTTGGACGGACGGTGTGCCAAAAAGAGTAAAAGTTAATGCGCTTGCGTTATCAATAAAACGATTATTTTGGCAAGTAAGAAATGTAACATTGCTTGCCCCTTGACTTGTTGTTGTTAATGGAGTTGTTGATGGAGTATATATTGTTGCTCCAACAGTAGTGCTTGCCGTTTGATATGCCGTAGGAATAGCTGCTCTACAAATCCTAAAGTTAGAGATATATCCATTAAAATAAGAAGCGCCTGCAAACTCACCTATCGCTACCGCTGGCCCAGCAATTCGTGGATTTAATGCTGCGTTAGCTGCTGACCCTTGCAAAATCCCATTAACAAATAATTTTAAAGTAGAGCCATCATACGTATACGCTACGTGATACCAAGCATTTGCGGGATAAGTGTTAGATGAAGTAATTTTTACACCACCGCCCGCACCTTGGTCAATTTTAAACAATCCCGTGGTGTAGCCATACGCCAACATAAGAAGTCCAGTATTCCCTTGCGCCCCGTAAATAAACAAGCCCGTAGTAGCTTGTATAGTCGCAGGGTACACAAAACACTCCACCGAAAAAGAACCGGCGTTTTGGTCAAAAGCCGAGTTTGCTGCCATACGCAACGAGGTTGTGCTTCCATTAAAAAAATTACTCCAACCTGTCTGACTAAACGGAGTAAATGTCCCCTGCGTAGGGGTTCCGTTTCTGGTTATTGTGTAGTTATTACTAGACGAATCTAAAAACGTATTGTTCTGCGCGCCGTTAGTGCCGATCGTGTTTATCAGTAACGACACATAGTTAAAAAAAGCATCTTTTACAGAGACCGCCTTACCTAGTGCTTGCGATATTTTTTGAAAAGACATGAACATCAAGCGCTCCTATTAGGGTACGTAACCCTGTGCAAAATTACCATACCAGTTCGCCCCATCAGCAACAAACGTCAATATGTCCATGCTGTTGTTGGCGGTGGTGATAGTTGGAGCTGTGTTTGCCGGAAACTTAACGCCTGTAAACGTACTGGTAAAACCACCGTTACCTGTCTTTAACAACAAAATAAAAGACTTGCCAGCGGTGTTAGATGGCATCGTCCACGTACAGTTAGCCGTTAACGTAGCCGTTACAATAGTTGAGTTAGCAATGTTGATGGTCTGAGTAGAAGTAGAACTGCCTATTGCAACTACGCTTTCTGTGTACGCATTAACTGTTGGGTTAGCTAGGTTAGAGTTAACTAGGTTAGCATTAGTTAGGTTAGCATTAGTTAGGTTAGCATTAGTTAGGTTAGCGTTAGTTAGGTTAGAGTCAGTTAAATTATTAACGCTCAAAGTGTTTGCATAATTAAATACTTCAATTATGTTTACAGAATCGTTGTACACAATCATTGATTTACCAGGAGGAACCGTTATCGTTGCTCCCGTCCCAGCGCCATTAGATCCGTTGGAAATAATGATTGCGTTACTAAGCCCGTTACTAATAATGTACTGTTTGTTAATATTCGGAACCCACAAATATTGGGTTGCGGTAGTAGATCCAACAAGGGTCAATCTTGCGCTACGAGCAGCTTGAAATGCGTTAGTTTGTGCTAGCGCAATAGCAGAGTTACCACCGGCGGTAAATGTAACGCTCGCAGTAGAAGTAATTGCCTGCTCTAGCGCGGTTCCTAAGTTTGTATTAGTAGTTTGCCCCCACGTACCAGCCTGGTCGCCTGTACCAATAAGCTCAATCGCTAGGTTGCCGCTGTATGTACTTGCCATGATTCTTCCTTACACAATTAGTTTTGCCACGGAAGTGACAAAGACACCGACGAAGGCGTCATTAAATCTTGGATTTTTGCTTCCACAGAATTCTCAACAAATTCTTTTGACACATTCCCAGAATTCCATACCCACTCAAGAATCTTTTCTTGAGTTAAATCACTATACTGAGTAAAGTCGCCACCCTCATAACTAAGTCCACAAGGCCCCGCAATTCTTTCACTGTAATTTCCGTTAACTCCCGAACAATTCCAGTACACAAGAGTAATTACATTGTTTTCGCCGTTATAACTTGGAATACATTCAACGTCTGTAATTGTCCATGTAAATGTTGTAGACATTTCTAATCCTATTAACGTAAACGATATACAGTAAAAGTATTGGTATTAGTTCGCCTAATTCTAAGTTGAGCAGAATTATTAGTAAGCACTGTGGCGTTACCAATTAATGTATTTGCATTTGCATTAATTGTAATATTGCCTGATGCGGTGTTAACAATAAAAAAATCTAATGCAACATTGCTAGCCGCCCAAGTTAATGCAGATTCAATATTAGCGCCCGATGGCAAAGTAATTGTGTAATTGGTGCCAGTAGTAGTCAAGATACCAGTAACTAATTCAGCCGGAGTTAATGTGGCTGTTGTAGATTTTGTGACGTTTGCCCCTTGATAAACCATAACAAGGTTGCTGGTAAATTGCGTATAGCCAGAAGTATTAGTGCGAATGCGCTCAATGTTATCAATTCTAGTAACTACATCAGAATTTGAATATAAATTATTTGGGTCGGCTGCGAGTATTAAATCTCCATTAGCGTCTGTGGTAATTGAGGCATAACTTAGTGCAATATTAGCTCTGCCTAAAAAAAATCCTGATCCTCCTATAGAAAGAACGCTGTTATTAGAAAGCCGCATGGATTCTGCAAGCTGAACATCTTGAAATGTGTCGTATCCACCAGTTCTATTATAAAAAGATATCTTTGTTGGAAATGATGAAATAAATCCGTTAGCATCATCAAATACTGGCGTTCCATCCATCGAACTTTGGATAATCGCCCCTTCCAAAAAAACCCCACCGGCGTTCGACATCGCGCCAGTAAACGCTATATTCCCTAAAGTGTCGGTGCTAAGAACGGTGCCGTATGCAGTGTTTGAGCGCGATTTATAAAAATATAAAGCCATTGCAGCCGCAGAACTTGCGTATGCATAAAGAGCAGTAAGGCCGTTAGTTACTGTAAGTTTTTGGTTGAAGCCATTAAAAACATCAGCGGTTGACCCGATAACAGCAGAATTACTTGAATCTAAATAAACGGCTTTAGATGATGGGTATGTACAAAATACAGTTACCGTTCCTGAAAACGTGACTGACGATCCGCCGTTGCTAGAAGATAAAATATTATTGCGTTGTATTGAACCACTAACAGAAGAGTAAATTCCTAAACCAACTTCCCAGTTGCCGGAAACATCGGTAGCTGCATAATACGTAGTGTTAGAAGTTCCAATAACAGAAAAACCCTGAAACCCGGTAGGCGTACCAGTTAAATTAAAATGGGTTGCGTTCGCCGTTCCCGTTTGTTGAACCCTGTCTCTTATAACAAAAGCCATTATTGCCCCGTATTTATATCAGTCCAGATTGCGTTTGATGTAGTATTAATTGTTACCCAAACCAAATTGCTGGTATTACTGTTTATGTTGTTCCAAACTACATTACTATCCGTTGGTATAACAAGCCATATAGACCTAAGTACAATAACATCACGAATAGACAGCGGTTCTGTTACAGATATTAGGTATTGTGAAACAGCATTCTCAATGCTAGCAATACCAAAATCTTCAATGACGCTATAGTTTGCTGTAAATAAAATGCTTTCGGATTCGTCTACAACAACATCTTCATTAATTACTAGCGTTAACAACAAGCCGCCAATTGATGAATCATCAACTGTAAAATTTTCCGATATAGACACCGAAACAAATGTGCCTATCGTCTGAACATCTCCTAAATTTACGTTTTCAACAACGCTTGCAATAAACTGCAAAGCTATTGTTGCTACATCTGCTATAGCATAATTTTCAAAAATACTTACATTAAATTGTGATGTTGATACTAATGCATCAGCTACATTACTATTTTCTGTTTGGCTTACATTAAACGCTGCTACAAATACATTTGCATCATTGACCACCATATTTTCGGTGATCGAATCTATAAAACTATTCCCGCTTGCTACTACCGCTAACGAAGCAAATGGTGTTTGTGCAAAACTTGATGCAGCAAATGACATTTAACCCGAGGTGGCTGTAGTGCTGTAAGTAACGCTAACTGTATCACCAGCTGATGTGCTTTTTGAGGTAGCAAAATTACCCTCAGAGTACAACGTGCCAGTTGAGTTGCCTGTTACGTTAGAAGCTGATGCGCCTGTGACCAAGAAACAACCAAAAATATTTCCGCCCGCGCCCGTGATGGTGTACGTGATAGCCGTAGCGTTAGCAGACGATACATTGGCAGTTGAAGCTGCCGCAGCAAATACAGCAGTACCACGGATCCCAGCTCCACCTGTCGTGCTGTAGTTGACAAATTCGTTGTTGCCACCAACCAACGTAGTCATGGTATCGGTTAGAGCTGGTGTTAAAGCAACATTGGTCAAACCCAGAAACGGGCCAACTGTGGTGTAAGTTCCAGAGGTACGTAGTAACGTATCCAACATCAGCTGTTTACCAGCATTAACTACTAAGTTTGGAAATCCCTCTTCCCATTTAAGGTTGCCGTTTTTGTCATGGCAAACAATGTGGTACGAACCTTCAACGCCCATACTTTCAGGGGTTGTGCGGCCTTGTGTTTGCATGGTTATAGTTGCGCTATCGCCGCAGCGTCCAAGTTCTTTGTGCATAATGCCCTCTTAAGGAAAACGAATTAAAGCCGTAGTTGCCGTATTAGCTGGCATCGTAACGGTATTATTTATCGAATTAAAACTTTTATCTGCACCAAAATCTAATACCAAAACTGATTTATTGTTACCTGTGACGTTATATATCAACGCCCCGCGAGCAGTAAAACTAGCTCCAGGCCAAGAGACGTTGTTAAAATTAACATACACCGTACCTGTATCTACGTCTGTACTTAATGTTGCGCCAGTCACCTCATTGCCACCAGCGGTATAACCAGAGCCAGTAACCTCATTGGTCGCTGTATAAACTGTTGTCTCTGGGCCGATATCCGAATAAGCGGTATACAACGACATATACAGAGTATTCGTAATAATGTTCTGGCCAGCCTGTAGCATGTCGCGCTTGAAGCTGTTTGTCAGTCCTTGTTGGATAGCCATTACGGAGCTGCCCTTCCTTTAAACTGCCCATCCCTATAAGCATCACCACGCTCAAGGGCACCACCCAGACGAATAAGTTGTTGCAGCGCTTCGTTGTACTTAGTCTGGTAATACGTCATCATGTCCTGCTCGCCTTTCATGAAGATATACGCTTCAACCAAAGAGCCATACAGCAACACAGGATCGTAGTTGTCGCCCAGCCATGAAGTACCCGATGTAACAATTGACTGCGGATAATAGTAGTAATGCAGCTCCACATCGTATATAGCATCCGGCGTAGGAGCAAGAATAAAACTTAGCTCATTAGTAATAACGCTAGCCGCTACTGTCGGGCCAAACAAAGCATAATACTGTGGGAACCCTGTGTCAGAAGGATTAGGATAAGCTGCACGTAAAAAGTTAACGTCCTTGTTTAACAAATATTCATAGCTGCCATTATTAACAGCCGCCATCGAAAACGACGACAAAAAGTCAGATGGGCAAGATAAATATTTGTTACCGCTAACAGTTGCGCCTGTTACATTTTTACGCAACGCAGGTATCAAGACAGTGTTGTACACACGCGTTTCCGCTTGTTCAACAAACAAAGGAACATTAGCTACGAAGGTTGTTTCGTAGTTTTGCGTGTAATCCTGAATTGCCTGAGATAGCTCTGCGTAATTCACGGTTCACCTCAAGCCATTGGCCCACGGCACATTGTGCCCTTGGTCGCAGCACCAGCACCGCGCATCTTGATACCAGTAGTTTTGGTCTCTTTATAATTACCCTTGCTAAGACCTGCTACGGAAATGTTCAGGTCACCCATAACTTTAGCGCCAGCTGTATAAGGCAGATCGCCCTTAATTGGTTGACCCTTCATGTTATGAGGAGCGGCATAAGTAGATGCTTGACCCACTTCCTTGCCCTTAACTTTCTGCGAAAACTTAGCCATTATCGACCTCTTCCGTTAGACTTTTGATTCATAACGCGAGCCATATTACGGCCATGCTTGAGCATAGATTCGCTGGTTACGCCGCCTTTAGCCATTTTGTGCATACGCTTTTCATGACCCTTAATTTCTTTATCAGCGATTTGCTTAACTTCTTTCTTGTCCATGTCTACTCCTATGTAATTGTCACGCTGCCAACCTGACCTGCTGATGTCAGATAATTTGGCGTCAATCCTGCATCGTTTGCACTTGCCCCACCTACAGGCCACCAACCCCACTGAAATACCCGACTGCCTCCGCCAGGATAACCATTTTCAGTTATTAGCGGCCCAGACTGTATGTTTGTTTGTAAGCCTGTAAATCCAGACTGCCAGAAAGAAACATCAGGCCGAGGATCACGTACTGCCTGCGGGTCATTAACCGGATAAAGACCAATACTTAACTGCGGCTGATCCGGCTCCCAACATGTCTTGCAAACTTTAATATTGACGTTCTTGGTCTTGATCGTCAACTTCTTTAATTCTTTTAACAAGTATCGAAATCCACAGCGGTCACACTCTGCAATAGATTTCTTACCGCTAGTAAACTTACTTGGCATACATCACCTGTAAGTAATCATGCGAGGCACCAAACGATCTGGCGCTTTTTCGCGGTCTTCTCCTGCCGCCATTTCCCATGCCTCATCGTACTGAGCTTTAAGTAACTGTATGCGCTGCAATCCATTTGGCAGCTTCATTGCCAGCCTGTACGCTAGACCACAAATTAAGCATTCTTGAAAACGGAATGGAATGTCTTCCACATTTACACCACTGCCTGCATCTACCATACGGCGCAAACGCCAATACACAAAGTAATAGAATGGAGACTGGGCTGTGCCTTGATCGGGCGTCGGCCATACATTAATCTGCGGCAACTGAGGTGTAGCTCCAACTGCATCCGTAGTCTGCCCAGAGCGGCGGTTGACCCACACTTGAATCGGGCGGCCTTGTGTCAACTTATTAGGAATAGTCGAATACGTAGAGATGCTTATTCGGTTAATGTTGATATCAATCTGGTTAGCTTCAGATCCAGGGTAGTTACGAATAACATGCTCAAGAAGATCAACAGTATCAGCAGGCAAGTCGTAAGTGCTTGTGCCTTGAACAAGTGGGATTGTCCCTTGTTCAATAGTCCACAAGTTAATGCCGCGATTAGCCCACTCTGATATCAACAGATTTAAGCTGCGACGCGCAGTACGAAAGTCATAACCAGTACGCAACTCCAAACCTACTCGCTCAAAAGCCTCCTCAATAATTTCATTAAGGGTTGGATTAAATGCTGTAGTAGTGGTTGTGTATGGCATTACTTATTCCTAGCTGCGCGCATGTTATCCACTAAATTTGGATAAGGTCTGCCTGCTGCTTTAGCCATCCTCTTAGCAGAGGCTTTCTTTACGGCACTAAGCACAGACGGCTTACCCAATTCTTTAGGACGCGGCTTATCCCACACAGGCTTTACCTTTCCACCCTTCTTATACTGGGTGAAGTCGGTATCATCTTTGCGGGCTTTCTTTGCGCCCTTGGGCATCTTAGAAGGGGCTACATCACCCATGCCGCGTGACGGCCTCATTAGCAATACCCGCCTTTTTTCATCTTAGACATACCGCCACTTTTCATGCCTTTAGCGCCACTCATGATGCCAACATTCTTGCCGGAGTCACCTAGATTCCTGCCTACAGTTTTGCCTTTAACAGCAACACCATCGCGGCTAGGAGCGGCAGTCTTTACTTTGCCCATCGAAGTCATACCGCCATTAGCCATCTTTTTCATAGCAGTACCGCCTTTAGCCATCTTACCTTTGCCGTCAGCAGCAAACGCCGGAACTTTTACGCCATCCTTCATAACCATAGGCATACCGCCATCAGCGTATCCACCCATAGCCATCTTTTTTGTCTTGCTCATGCCACCTTTTTTCATGCCAGCTTCAGCCATCTCATGTTTGATCATGGACTTAGGAGCGCCTTTAGACTTCATAAACGACACTTCTTTCTTAACCATCTTCTTTGACTCAGCCATACCGCCTCCTGATTTAGTAAATTCCTTACCCACACTCTGCGGCACACCGGCCTTTTTG